GCGATAGCGGATAGTCCCATCCTCAAGCCGCTCGGCTTCCATCCGGCTCGGGTGCAGCGGCCACAACTCCGAGATGGCACCGCGAGCACCTGGGCGAATCTCGGCGTAGCTCGCACCGTAGTGCAGGTACATCCCCGTCATCCAATCCCTGAATTCCTGTGCCGTCTGCCAGGGGTTCGGCTGCGTGTGCAGCAACCGATACACAGGGTGCGTGGATGCCTTGGCCTTGCCACCGTTGGCAAGTCGTTCATAGACGTGCAGCGGCAGGGAAGATACGGCATCGGAGATCACCCGAATGCACGCCGTGTACGCAGAACAGGCCATCGAGTTGTCAGCCGTCACGCGGATTCCGCTGGGTGTGCGGTTGCTGCTGACTTCGGTCCAATCAATCCCGCGCAGGTCGGTCATGCGGAAGTCAGCGTTGGCGGTTTCGGTTTCGCTCATAGCGTCAGGATGTCCCAGTTGTTGCTTTGCGTGGATGTCGTCGCGTGCATTCCGGCCGCCATGGTCAGGGCCACGATCCCGTCAATGCGTTCGTGGCTTCGCTGCTTGCTTGGCTTGATGTTTTGCCCGTCCGTTTGAATTGCCACGTTTCCGGCCTGCCAGGTGAGCACCTCGTGCCCGCCGTGCAGCAATTTGCCGCCAACACACCATGCCTCGATCTGACGCGCGGGGGCCGACATGCTGCCGTAACCCTGTCCAAAACCTACGACGGGCAAGCCGTCCTCTTGCAGTAACTGCGTCAGGTGTGTGGAGTTCCATCTATCCACGGCTATCTGGCGAATGGTGTACTTCTTCGCACAGTCAAGGATTCCCTGGCGAACCACCGAGTAGTCGGTGATGTTGCCTTCCGTGACGTGCAGCAAGCCCTTTCGCTGCCAAACGTCATACGGCACCTTGTCACGCCGCACGCGCTTTTGAAGGTTCTCCTCTGGCACCCAGAAGTGAGGTTCCACCCAGAAGGTGCCATCATCCAAAGGGAACAAGAGTACAAACGCCGTCGTGTCGAACGTCGTGGCGAGGTCGAGCCCCGCAAAACACTCGCGGCCCGTTAGGTCCACGGGGCAAGGCTTGTTGCCCTGCGCCCAGTGGTGCATCTGAATCCAGCGCGTATCCTGCTCAGTCCAGCAGTTCAAATACAACTGCTTGAAGGTGTTTTCGTAGGTTGGCATTTCGACTGCGCGCTGGCACTCGCTTCGGAGAAAGTCGAGCTTGATCGAAACGCCCAGGTTCGGATTTGCTTTTGCCCAAGTAGTTTCCGCCTTCCAATCATCTTCCGGCGCAGCGGCATAAATCATCGGCAGAAATGTATCGTCTTTTATTGCACCACTTGCGACGGCTTCCGCGTATTTCCAGACCTCCCAGCAAACGGTTTTCCTGTCCGATCCCGCTGTGGTCAGCGCTACCGTAAGAGGGCTGCGGCGCGCCCCTTGGCCAGAGAGCATGACATCCCACATCTCCCTGGTACTTACGTGCAGTTCGTCAAAAATCACAGCATGAGGCGAAAGCCCGTGCTGGATTCCGGCCTCGGCAGAAAGTGCCTTATACGTGGCGTGCGTAGACTCTCGCACGATGGCGCTTCGGTAAACCTTCAACTGCTGCCGCAAAGTCGGAGACTGCTCAACAGCAATCCGTGCGGTATCGAATACCAACCGCGCTTGGTCACGCGAAGCCGCGCAGGAATAGACTTCGCAGCCTGGCTCCTGCTCCAGCAGGCACCGTAAGGCGATTCCCGCAGCTAAGGTAGATTTTCCATTTTTGCGCGGAAGCGCAAGCAGGCTAGTCCGCACCTTGCGCTTGCCGTTCTCTTCGGCGAACAACGCCCGAATGTAGCCTCGCTGCCACGGCTCAAGCAGGAACTGCTTGCCGCCGAGTTCGCCCTTGGCGTGCGTTAGGTGCTTCTCGAAGAACCTGACGGCGATGCACGAGGCACACTTGCTGCACGGCTTATCAGCCGAACATGAGGCGGTCTTCTTCGTCTTCGGCTGTCGTGTGCTCAACGGCGTTCACTCTGGCCAAGGCAGACGCAGTAAGGCCGAACTGCTCCGCAAACCGGAGCATGTGCAACCGCGAATCCTTCTTGCGATACCACGCCGGGTGATTCATCACGCGGCCCTTATCATCCATGAACGTCGCGCCGTGCTGCGTTAATTCTCTCTCGGCTTTTACCATGTCAGCCAAGGAATCGCAGTACGCGGCAAGCGTGTGCTGGTGCCGCAGTGCCATAACCTTGGACGCTTCTAGCATGGGCACGATTCGATTCCACTCTGCCCGGCCGATCTCGCACAGGTAGGACGGCGGCTCTGGAACCCCAGGCGGCGCATCAATCCCGCTCTTGTGCGGCCCGCGAATGCGTGAACCTCGCAGGCTCAAGATCGCCTTGGCTACCGGCTTCCTGCCTTTGCCCATTACGCCACCCTGAGAAATGACGGGAACCGTGGCACGCCGCCATCAGTCAACGACTGAAACTTAAACGTAACAAGCGTGCCAACCTTTGGCGGGCATCGCCTGGCTGCATCCGTCAGCCCTGACGATAGGCGGAACTCCTTGCCGTCTGCCAGACGCATCACCAGGGCACCAACTGCGGAAGCGTTCCTGCCGGTGCCGCATTCGTAGCCGATCACGGTGGCCTCGGCATCCTGAAACGTCTTGACCTTGAGCAGCGTTGCCGATCGCTTTCGCTCGTAGGTACTGCCCGGCTGGCGAAGCATGAGCCCCTCACCTCCGAGGTGCTCGACGCGGGCCAACTCCTCCAGCAGATCGCCGCTGCCGCTGCACTGCCGCTGTGGCAAAGCAAAGGCCACGCTGCCGCTGATCGCTGCACGCATTGCCGCTTGCCGTTCCTCAAAACCGCCGGAAGCCAGCGGGGCATCGAACGCTGCGAACCGGATTGAACGCCACGCATCGCCGCCGTCATGCGACCGCACCAGGCCAACCGTCTGCTGGAACTGGCCGAGACCAATCCAGAGTTCACCATCGAGCGGCTCGCCCTTTGGCAAAGCATCCACGAACCACTGCGGCGCGTGAATCTGCTGCCCTGTGCGTGTGGTCAATGTGCGGCAATCCCACACGGCCCGCACGCCGTCGAGCTTCTCGGAGATCCACCAGCCGGTGGGATCGGAACCGCTCCAGTTCTTTGCAAGCAGTACGGCCATCACTCCACCTCCAGCCAGAGTTGTGCCAGCGTGATCGGTGCAGGCTCGCATTCCTGCGGAGAGATCAGCCAACGGTAGAAGCCGCCGTCTGGATGGTGCGACGGTGGCAGCACCGACTGTGCAGGCTTGCCACCAAGACGCACTTCAAGCGTGTCGTGCTTGACCCAGCCGCATGGCGGGATCGCATCAACAAGCCGGAAAAGCCTGTGCTCTCCGCGATGGCTGGCCCAGGTTGGTGTCATTGCCGGAAGTCGCATCTGCTTTGCCAGCCGCTTGCCAGCTGCGTCGTCAAACTCCACGTCGATCAGCCCGCCATGCCCCAGCAAAATGCCGACGTTGTAGCCACTTTCCAGCCACGCAGCGACCACTTCGGGTGATGTTGAAGCAGTGTTTTGCCACGCCATGCCGAGCGGTTTCTTTGAACGTCGCCCCACCTTCACGCACGCTGCGCCGTGGCCGATCAGCGCCGCCAGGTCCGCATCGCAAGAGACACAAGTTGCCATTGGAAGAACTCCTTTCGAGATGAGTCACGCGGGCAATCCTACGCAAAACATCATCGACTTTTCAATGGGCAATACGTGCATTTTGTTCTAGAAAAATAGACCTCAGACGCACTTTTGCTTGTCACGAAATACGCGCCACAACTCGCTGCGTAGCCTGCATCGCCAGCCAAGTTGAGACCGCCCCGCACTAGCCTGACGGTTAGCGAAGGCGGCAGGCCCGATGCGGCGGCCACTAGGGGGCGTTTAATTCGGCCACGCGTACGCGCGGCAACCGGGTGGTTTGTTACAGCGGGGTGCCGCTTATGATCCAAACCGCCCCACCCGGCCTATTTTCACAGCGGTTTCCATCGCCGTCTTCTTGCTGTGGCACCGCACGCATAGCGTTTGCCCACTGCTTATGTCGTACCTCGATCGGCCGTCTTCGCAGCGGTCAGTGCCAGCCACGATTGGCGATACGTGATCGGCGTGAGCTTCTCCCTTGCCACCACACACGCGCCCGCAAGAGCGGCACTGCCACGCATCACGCATGAGCACGGACAGACGCCACTGCTTGTGTGACTTGTCGCAGTAACCACGGGCAGCCGCGTTGGGCCTAGCCGGTCCAAGACGTGGCGGCCTGTGGCTGGGCATCCGTGTAGGCATGGGCCTAGCTCTTGAACATCACGAAGCCGGTCGTGCCCGTGCTGTTGGTCGTGGCGCTGACGATCTTGAGGTACTCAGTGCCGAACACTTCATCGGGCAAAGCGTATGCCCGGCCTTCTGTGGTCGAGGCGGCCAGCGTCAGGTCAGCCACGCTGCCGTCCACCTTGTACAAGCGGCGGAACGCACCAGTAGGGGCGGAACCCACCCACATCTGTAGCGACGCGGCAGCGGTGCTCATGGTGCCAAACGAGACTACAGCCCCTGCAACGTCACGCATGTCGAGCGTGGTCGCCAGGCTGGTGGCTGTATGCAGCGTAATATCGAAATCCCGGTACTTACGGCTGATCGTGGCATCGGACATATGTGGTCTCCTGTGCCTCTAGGCTAGGCATCTGTGCCGTTCCCCTTGCAGTAGCAGGGTGGCCCGCTTCTCAATGAAGAGCGCAGTTGGCCGGATGTTCGCTCTATAGCGCAACTATCTGGAAATGCCGGATAGTTGGCCGGATGTTTTCGCTGTACCGCAACTGTCAGAAAGTGACAGTTTGTGTCATGTCCCGTCGCAAAAAAACTGGCACCCGCTCACTCCAGAATCTCCATCAGTTCCGCCGGGATCATGGCCCGCACCGCCTCCAGTGCATGCACCTCGTCGGCGCTGGGTGTGCCGTATTTGATACGTTGGCGACAGTGCTCCGCGATCCGCTCTAGGGCGATTAGAGCGGCAGTGCCAGCCAGGGCGGCGCGGTGTTCCATCGCTTCATCGGGCAGGCTGTAGGTGAGCGTGGCGCGTGGCATTTATAGCGAAGTTAATACGGTTTATCGACGCTACACCGGGCGTGTGTACGGTGCGGCCGTAGTGTAGCGATTTCCAGTTTCCAGAACGTGATAGCCCATGGCCTATCAGAGACCGCCCAAATCATATCAGCGAAGCCATCATTTTTGATGCTTTTCGCATACGGATTCGGTTGCAAACCCTATGCACTTTTTCTTAAAGAACGAGGTTTCCGACGCCGGATACTGCTCGGTGATACTAGGCCGTATGCTGGTGCGATAGCGTCATAGCAAAATTGCTATGGCACGATCTAAGGTGAAGAGCGCACTAGGCTCCATAAAAGTTGATGATCTCAAGACACGCTTGGGCCAGCGTGCCGCACACCTTTGACGAATGACCTCGCAGCCAAGGGCTTACGGAAATCCTTGGAATCCCTACAAACACGATTGCAGGCTTGCCGCCCTGCCGGGCGTAGACCAGTTCCATTGCCGTTCCCCAACTGGGCCGCTCTGCGTTCACCAGAACGATGTCAGCCTCATCAAGTCGCTCAAGGTCGTGCTTGATAATGTCGGCCGCCATATCGCCTTCCCGGCCGCGACAGTCGAAGTCCATCGGGTCGATGACGGCGTGGACCGGTTCCAGTATCCGGCGAGCCTCTGCCCGCCATGCCTTGCACTCCTCGTCTGTGCAGCCGTTGATCGGCCCTGCCAGATAGACCTTGAGCATTGCTATGCCACCTCCGCGTCGAATAGCGTGCTTTGCGTGTCCTCGCGGAAAACCCTTGTCTCCCGCTTGTACCGCTTGATCACCAACTCCAAGGCCTCGCCATAGGTCAGCCATGGCAGGTCGCGGCGAATCTGCATTGCATCGCGCCACCAGTTGGTCGAGTCCACGCTATCCAGCCGCCGAATGTGCGTGTACCGACGCAAGGCCCAACCGTGAATGTGAATGTCCTCTGGCACGTTTTCGCAGACCCAGCGGACGAATCGCTCTTTGCCCTCGCGTGGCGGGGCCAGACCAACCCCGAGCCAGTTGCCCCGCTCGCGGGCCAGCGGAACCAGCTCCTTAATCAGTTCCGGCGGATCGGTGTCGTGGATCGTGGGGAAGCCCAGCGGCATGGCATCGTAGTTGGCGAGGCTCTTGCGCCAATCGCCGGAAATGTCGTCCAGGCCCGCGATGGCATCGGCATGGCCCACCCAGCGGGCAGCCCATTCGCCATAGGCCACGATGTCCACGGGCTTGCCGGTCGTGAAGGCCGAATAGGCTCCGCTGTCGATCAGCACCCGCCTGAAACTCTGCTGGTACTTGTCGAGCCAAGGCGAGTAGCAGGCGAACGAAAACAGGACCGCCATCTCAGCGGCGTGCTCGGCCTGCTGCTGCGTATTGGGCGAGGCTAGGTAGACGTTCACGCCAGCCCCCACGATTTGTGGTTCTGGGCGCACATCGTGAACTCCGGGTGCGTTTTCACCCACTCCAAGCAAGCGTGCAGCGACCGCTCGCTGCCTGCCATCGGCTGAACGTAGCGATAGGCAAATCCGGTATGGCTTAAGTCGAGGTCGTCTAGGTCGAGTCCATTGAGGCCCGGCACGAGCTTGAGTTCCGCGCCGTCACGCTGCACGAAATCCTTAGAGTGCGGCGAGACTGACAGCCACCACCAAGAGCCCTCCACTTTGCGGATGCCGCTGGTGGCGAGGCACGGCTTAAAACCCGCATCCCATAGCCCGCGACTGAGGCCGGAAAGGTCTTGGTCGGTCGGCTCGCCGCCCGTGACCCAGACGTACTTGGCCCGCTTGTGCTGATCTCGGAGCCGCTGGCACTTGTCCACGATCCGCTCCACCGTCTCCTCCATGTGGAATCGGTAGTTCGTGTCGCAGGTTGGGCAGCCCACGCTACACCCGGCAAGCCGGATGAAGATCATCGGCTCGCCCGCGTAATGGCCCTCGCCTTGGATCGTCCAGAAGATGCCCTGCTGCGCCAGCTTGATCATGTGGTGATTCCTTTCACCACCGAGCCTACGCGCATCGTCAAATTGGTCTACCCCGTTTAGACGCTACATAGTTGGAAGAGCGCAGTTCAGATCGCCGGGTCCGCTGGCAGCAGCGCAACCGCGTCGGCCCATGGCATGACCTCAACGCTCGCCCCTAGCACCTGCTGATCCGCTGCCGCCCACATTGCGTGGAGCAGCCCGCCGGGAGCGATCTCAGTGAGAACGTCGGCACAGAGCATCAACCGCCCATCGGTGAGCACTCGCGGCATCGGCACGCAATTCGTGGAGCCGTGTTCCGCGTGGAGTTCCGCGAGCCTGCCAGCCAGTTGGGGCGTGAAGACCAGGGCCAGAGCCTTGGCGTCGGCGTAGGAGATCGGGAGCGTGAGGTCGGAGAGCTTCACAACTGCCTCCCTAACGAAGTCTGGAAAGCCTGCATGGCGGTGTAATAAGCGGAGGCTTGCGAGTCCGTAAACGCCAGCCCGATTGAATAGCCCTGCAACGTGGTCGCAATGCGTTGGTCAACGGCACCCTGAATGTTGCGAGCAAAAACACGCAAAACAGGCGGTAGGTCCGTTGCGAAGGTGACAGCGCTGCTCGTGGTGCTTGTGAGGTTCAGATTGCTACCGTTCCGATACATCGCACCGCCTGAACCGGAGCGCTGCGCGATCATGTGCCCGGTGCGGAGTGCTGACGCACTTTCGATGCCAGAACCGCTAGGCCCACCTGATCGGTAGAACTGACCAACGGAGCCGGTGATTCCGTTAATGAACCACTGGAGCAATTCCTGCGGCGCGGTTGACCGCCCAGATGCGATGACAGCGCCCGTCGTTGTGTTGCCTCCGCGCGAATAAAAGCAAAGGTGAGAGTTGTCGTGCGTGATTCCGGCGTTAAACGGAA